GAAGTTCCCGAACCCATGCGACGACTGGCGCGGGCTAGCGCCGCTCTCGCCGGCGCAGATGTACGCCGCACTCGAGCAGTCGACGGCCAAGAGCTGGTGGCGCTTCTTCAAGAACGGTGCCCGCACCGGGTTGGTCATGTTCACCGACCGGGTGCTCAAGACCGAGATCGTTCGCCAGCTGCTCCAGGAGTACGACGAGAACTACGCGGGCGAGCAGAACCAGCATCGCGCCTTCGTGGCCCACGGCGGGGTCAAGGTCATGCCCCCGCCCCAGGACAAGAAGGACGCCGACTTCACCGAGCAGTTCAAGCTCACGCGCGAGCAGATCCTGTCGGCCTTCGGGGTTCCGCCGGCGTTGGTGGGCGTGTTCGAATACGCGAACTACGCCAACAGCGAGCAGCAGATTCAGATCTACTGGCAGAACACGATCATCCCCGACTTGACGATCATCGAGGAGGATCTGACCGAGCTCGTGCTGCCGCGTTTCGGCGATCGCCTGGTGGCGCGCTTCGACAAGGACCAGATCCCGGCCGTGCAGGAGCGCATGTTCGGCAAGGCCGATCAGCTCTCGAAGTTGGTGCAGGGCGGGATCGTGAGCCCCAACACGGCGCGCGCCGAGCTCGGCCTGCCGCGCTTCCAGGGCGGCGACCAGGTGTTCATCGGGGTGAACCTCGTGCCGATCGGGATCGAGACGGCGCAGATGGCCGCCCCGAGCAAGGCGCCGAAGCTCCTCGCCCAGGCCAAGCTCATCGACACGCCCCAGCGCACGATGAAGCGCGATCGCGCGGTGGCCGGCATGGACCGCTTCGAGAGGGCGACTCTCTCCGACTGGATCCGGGTCTTCGATCAGCAGGAAAAGCGGGTCCTCGCACGACTTGGCTCGGCCAAAATGGCCTCCCGAATGGGAATCAAGGGCCTCGACGTCGGGGACCTGTTCGAAGACGACGTGGAGGTCGCGGCCATCCAGCCCGCGGTGCATCGGATCATGTACCGGATCGTTTCCGAGCGCGGGCCCGAGGCGATTCGCGATGTTGGCTCCGACGTTCAGTTCCTGCTCGACGATCCCGCGGTCTCGCGCTTCATCCTCGAGAACCGCGATTCGGAGTCGAAGCTCATCGTCGATCGCCAGAAGGAAGATTTGCGAAAGCTCCTGGCCGACAACTCGGGGGCGACGATCGAGGACCTGGCCAAGGCCATCTCGTCCTACTTCGACCTCGAGCGCGAGCAGGCGCAGCGGATCGCTCGGACCGAGACCGTGCGCGCCTACAACTTCGCCACCAGCGAAGCCTGGGCGCAGTCGGACGTGGTCGAGTCGCAGGAGTGGCTGACGGTGCTGGACGGCCACCAGCGGATCGAGCACGAGCAGGCCGATGGCCAGACGGCCGCACTCGGCGATGCCTTCACGGTCGGCGGCGAGACCCTGATGTACCCCGGGGATCCGGCCGGATCGGCGTGGAACACGATCAACTGTCGCTGCACGCTGCAGCCCGTGATCTCGGCTCCTGGCAAGCGCGTCACCCGCCGTGCGCCGGCGCGGCGTTTCGACGTCGCGCCCGATCTCCTGAAGCAATTCCCATCGACCAACGGGAAGAAAGTCTTGACAGCCGCCTGATTCGGTAGTCTGCACCGCCCCAAGTGGACCAAACCACCTGGGGGAATCGGATGAAGCGCGCCGCATCAGTTCTCTTCGCACTCAGCTTCGCACTCGGAATCGTCTTCTGGCAGAGCACGCAGGCCCCGAAGGCCAGCGCCAACTCTGTGATCCAGGCCGTGTTCGTGCCGATGCAGTTCTCGGTGAACGTCGGCAGCGGCGTCCAGAAGGACACCGTCATCACGGTGGCCTACAACGCCACCGACACGAGCCAGTGGGTTGCCCTGGCTCCCTACCGCTGGGCGCTGACCACGTGGGCCGGCGACACGACCGCGGTCTTCGATCTCCTTCTCTGGAATCAGGGCGCCTCCGGCGACTCGATGCTCGTCACCGTCCAGACGGCCCCCGATCCCTCGGGAACCATCACCACCCAGTTCTCCAACTACGCCATCGGTACCAGCCCGCAGCGTGTGCGCGGCATCCCGCGCGGCGTGTCGAACATGCCGAACTACGTTCGCTGGCTCGTGAAGCACGCCGACGTGAGCGCTCAGACCACGAGGTTTCTCACCAGCACTGCGGCCGAGCTCTACCCGGCGGTCCAGAACGGGTCGACGCGCTAATGCAGCTCGACCTCATGCGCAGGGCGAACGAGCCCATCGTTCGAGTCAAGAACTCGATCGAATGGAGTGACGCCCGCAAGGCCGGCAAGCGTGTGCTGCCGCCGGCGATGCTGCGCGCCTACGTCACCGAGAGTAGCTCTAGCATCGCCAACGGCGACCCCTTCTGGACGATCGCCAATTCGGGCAACGAGGACCGCGACGGCGAGAAGATCGCGGACACCGCGTGGCGGCTCGACGACTTCATGAAGAACCCGGTCATGCCCTGGTCGCACATGTGGTACTGCAGCCCGGTCGGCAAGTGGCTGCAGGCCGTGCCCGACGCGGGCGGACTCAAGGCCCAGGGGCAGTTCGCAGTCGAGGCCGACGACTTCGCGGCCGCTGTCGCCCGCCACTTCGCGTTCGGATCGCTGCGCTCATTCAGCGTCGGCTTCGATCCGCGCGCCTGGACCGAGGCCGACGGCAAGACCTACACGCGAAACGCCGGCGACATGTTCCCCGGCACCCGCCCGGGGCGCACCTACACCGAAGTCGTGCTGCTCGAGATCTCGCCCGTCGTGTTGCCCTCCGACGCCGGCGCCATCATGCAGCGCTTCGAGGGACTCGAGCTCGAAGACGGCGGCACCCTGCTCGAGGCCATCGGCAAGTCGTTCTCCGAGCCCGCTCCCAAGAAAAGCGAGACGGAGACGGACCCGAACGACGAGCTGAGCGAGCTCGATCGCTACCTGAAGGATCTCGGATTCCCGGTCACTCCCAAGGCCGGCCGCGTCATCAGCGCGGCCAACCTCGAGAAGCTGGCGGCGGCGCGCGATGCGATCGAAGCGGTGATCCAGGCGGCGCAGCCGGAAGAGACGGACTGAAACCACCGGCCCCGTGCCGGACGCGCGTGCTACGGAGGATGAGGAGCATGGGACGGTGGAAGCAGCCATCAAGATCCAGAACGGCGAGGACATCGCCAAGTACCTGAACGAGCACGAGAAGACGCTTCTCGAGCAGGCCAAGCGTCTGGATGGGATCGGCACGGCGATCTCGGCCCTCAAGGACTCGGATGACGAGGGCGGGATCAAAGCACTCGGCGTGCAGCTGAAGGAGCTGCGCGGCGTTGTTGACACGCTGTCTTCGCGCCACGCGACGATCGCGGAGAACGGCAAGGCCATGCCGATCTCCTCCGAGGACTTCGCCGCGTTCGGTCTGAAGGCGGTGCTGCAGGCGCCGACGAGCTGGCGTGCGAAGACGAACGAGCCGTGGGCGTTCGAGGCTCCGGAAGGGCCGGTCGCCGCGTTCCAGAAGGCCTGCGACGATCTCTACATCCTCGGCTGGATCCTCAAGGACAACAGCGAGTCGCACGAGGGTGCGATGCGGCGCACGAAGTACTACGAGCGCGTCTTCGCGCCCGCGCGCCAGAAGGTGATGGACGTCCTCAAGCTCGCGTTCAACGAGACGAACTCGGGCGAAGGCGTGGAATGGGTGCCGCGACTCCTCTCGAACCAGGTGATCGCTCTGATCCGGCTCGAGAACGGTGTCGCCGATCTCTTCAGCACGCTCGAGATGCCGACCAACATCTTCGACGTGCCGCTGTTCTTGAAGCGCATGAAGGGCTTCAAGTTCGCCGAGAACACCTCCGACACGGGTCAGACCAAGATCTCGATCGGCCAGCAGTCGGGCCAGTCGGGCAAGATGACGCTGACCGCGGTCGGCATCGGCTCGCGCATCCTCACCTCGCGGGCGCTGCAGGAGGATTCGGCGGTCGCGGTGCTTCCGCTCGCCACCCAGGAGATCGCCTCGGGGCTCTTCGACGCCCGTGAGGACGCGATCCTGAACGGCGACACGGCCGGTACGCACCAGGACAACGACACGGCGGGCGGCTCGGCTCTGCTCCCGGCCAAGTCGTGGG